AAAAATACCAATAGATAACGATATGAATAACAATACGAAACTACGCCAATACCTAACAAGCAACAACGCATCCAGCACACTGGGCATAACTGGTCGCCAGATAGCAGATGCTTCCCAAGCACAACTCAAACAGTGGGTCACTGACTTGGGTGGTGATCCTGTGGCTGTCATGGGTGATAGCACACCAGCACCAGCACCAGCATCGACATCGACATCAGCATCGACAGAAGCAGAAGAAAAATGGCGTGCATTGCAGGATATACTTGGTGGTGGATCAGCATCCGTAGACATGGATAAAGTCCGCGATGCAGTGCAGGATGCAATTGCTAACGATGTGTCGCCAAGCCTAGAAAAAATGCAGAATCAAGTGGATGCTCTGGCTCCACTAGCTGACACACTGGACAAGATTGCGGACGCAATGAAGGGTGGGACATCCAACAGACTACCATTGGCTGTGGCTGTGGCATCTGGCAACAATCCTATACTGGAATTGATCCAGCCATATTACGACAGTGGATCAGCGAATCCAACCAAGGTGTGCATCTCAGCACCACCCAGCTATGGTAAAAGCTACAGCATCTCACTGCTGGGACAATCATACGATCATTGTATCACACATGGGTGCTCTGATGACATGGACGAATGGCATGAGATCATTGGTGGTGCGACACCCAGAGAAGATGGCAATGGTTTCATCGTATCAGATGGCAAGCTAGCTAACGCTGTACGATTAGCCAGCAAAGGTGAGAGCGTGCTATTCTTTTTGGATGAAGTCTTCCGCCTATCGCCCAAGGTCATGGAAAAGATGCTGGATTTCCTAGCACCACAGCCAGATGCGGATGGCATCAAACGCTATAAGCTAACGACCAAGCACAATGACAAAGGTGTGCTTGAAACTCTGACCTGTGATATGGACAATCTGCATATCATTTGTGCAACTAACCTATGCGAAGTGATTCCACCAGAAGCATTCAGATCACGATTCCTGTTCAAGCACGTGCAATTCGATTCAGCCATGGTCGCCAACATAGCTACCAGCGTAGCTACCAAGTTTGGTATCACTGATGCCGCCGATCTGGGTGGTCGATTCGCAATGGCAATGGAACGCAGTCGGGAGATGAAAGCCAGTGGACAACTGCTGACATCCTTGGACATCCGCAACCTTGAAACAGCTTGCACTCACAGCAGTGACAACACGGGTGCGAGTGTGCTGATGTGGATGTGTGCCAATGGTCTCGATGGTCTCAAAGCATGGGATTCAGACACGGGTGATATCACACTGGATTCCATCAATGGTGTCGCCGAGCTAGCTACAATGCTAGCGTAGCTAATCAATTAACTAACAAATCAAAGCATATATAAAAAATGAAAACGATAATCAAAAAAGCAATCAGTACCTGCTCGCGTAAAATCGTAGGCAGACAGAAGGGTGGAGTGCTCACTCGCATGGTGAACGCAACTGGTAAGCGTTGCACCATCAGCATCGATGACAGTGTGCCAACAGCGTGCTGGTCATTCCAAGGCGACAAGCACGTCATCAAGGTTGGAACCAAGCTGGATACCATCTGCAACTCATCGACGAAAGCCAACGATGCCAAGCTTAAGAAGTTTGTCGAGCTGGTCATCCGACATGAGACAGAGCACGGTAGACTAACCTGCCGAGACACTGACGTAGCTGATCAACTTGAAGCACGCAACCTACCATTTCGCTTGTGGAATCTATTCGAGGATATCCGCATCGAATACGCCAGTGCTACACGCAAGGATGGCGATGGTGCATTCAGATGGGTCAACTACCAAGATGTGGATGCGGCATATAACTCTGCATCAGCACTACTATGGGCAATCAAAACCAATGAGGCTGGCATCAAGAAACAAGCCAGTGCATATGTCCCAAAGTGGATGGGTACTGAGAAGGTCATGGTCAAGGGTAAGGATCGCCTAACACGCTTGGTCATCCTTAAATTCTATCGCAGAGCGTGCGATGCACTGACCAGCCAATGCTTGATACCCATCGTGCAGGAGTGGGTGGAGCTATTCGGTAAGGAGATCGATCCAAAGTATTCGGACTCAGTGATCAATGGTAAGTCCGACGAAAAGAAGTCCGAACAGCCAACGATCAATCCCACTGGTCTGGACAAGATGAAAGCCGAATCCCAGCACACACCAAAAGAGCAATGGTATTCCAAGGAGTTGCCTATCAATGGTCAGCAAGTTGGTCGCATCGCTCGATGCATGAAGAGCATCGTTCAGTCAGCTAGGGTCACTCGCAATCGCCTAGCGTGCAATGGAACACGCTTGCACGCTAATGCGGCGATGTGCGGCAGTGATCGTGCATTCATCAATCGCAAGCGTAGCAATGGCAAGCGTAGCGTGACCATGATCGTTGACATGAGTGGTTCCATGCGTGATGCATGGGCATTGCATGGTGGTCGTGAGTTCGTGCTAGCATTTCGTGAGCTAGCTAAAAAGCAGTTGATCGATCTCAACCTAATCCTGTCGTGCTCATTCAATCACAAATGCAAGAGCTATGTGGTTCGCAAGGATGATACCGACAAGTGGGTCAATGATCGCTTTCCGTCTGGCAATGGCGAGGGTATCATGGCGTGCATGAAGACGCACATCGCCAAGATCAAGGCATCCACCACAACTGTTGTATTCACTGATAGCTATCTACGTGATAACGACATCGACACCAAGAGCTACCGCAACATGGGTATCAATGCTATCGCGGCTTACATCGAGCGTGAGCAATATGCTCTTGATTCGGGTCGCAAGCGGATGGATAAGCACTTCGGTCGCAGTGTGATCGCCAGTGATGCCAATGAGCTAGCTCAGCGTCTCCTCCGTGAAATCCTCAAGGACTAATCGTTATGAACTACAGAACAATGGAAGTCATAACGTATATCTTGATCATGCTCACTGCCTTCGTGGCGGCGGGCAGAGGTCAAACGCCATCGGACATCGTCGCTGCCACCCTCATCCTAGAGGCTGGCGGCGAATATGCCAGTGGGTCAATGGAAGCAGTGCATGAGGTGATCATCAATCGATCACTCAAGCGTAGCTTAACGCCATGGGATGTGTGCTTGGAGTACAAGCAATTCTCATGTTGGAATACTATGGACTTGGCTAGAGGGATAGCTATAGCTCAGAGACATCCGAGGTGGAGATCAGCCAAGGTGATCGTTGCATCCGAGGTGACGAACCACACACTGGGAGCAGATCACTACCATGCAAATTACTGCGAACCCTACTGGGCAAAGCACATGACAGTGACGGTCGTTATCGGTCGCCACATTTTCTACAGATAGATAGCTAGCTAGCTAGCTACAATACCAAACTGTTTGCGGATCAGTAAAACCGCCTTTAATAAAATGGAAACCACAATCGAAAAAAACCAATACGGTCAATTCAGCGTTTATCAATTCGGGGAATACCCGAAGGGGTCAGTGCTTGAGGGTCAGACTATGAAGCAATTCATGGATATGTATGACACTGTTGAACAAGCAAAGGCAGCTTATCCCCAAGCTGAAGAAGGCTACAGGGATGCTCACAATCACTTCGACCACCTACCAGACAATGGTGATAGTTGGTAGTAGCTAGCTAGCTACAATACCATTAACCAACACCAACCAACCAAATCAATACCATGAACAAACTAAGCAACACATACAAAAAACTAGGGATCGACTTCACTTTCCCTATCGAGATTAAAAACGCCAAAGGCAACCAAACCTACTTCGAGGACAGCTTTGGCTATCAGTGGAAGCGTGAATACAATGCCAAGGGCAGAACTACTTACTACGAGAACAGTGATGGATTCTGGAGAAAGCGGGAATACGATGCTAAGGGCAACGACACCTACTACGAGGATAGCGATGGCTATTGGTCGAAGCATGAATACGATGCCAAGGGCAACATAACCTACTGCGAGACCAGCAATGGTTACAAAGAAGGGACACCTCGCAGTCAATCTTGCGAAGGTAAGGTTATTGAGGATATTGCCCAACGCTATGCCAGAATTATCCTTATGGACAACCAATAAACACCAACCAACCAAATCAATACCATGAATAAAATACAAGCATATGTAAGAGCATCAAAATTCTACCTAACCGAAGAGCTACCACTGGACTTTTTCGAGCTAGACGAGCAAGAGGTGACGGACTTCATCCGAGACAACAGGTGGCAACCATTTGAAGACTGGGAGCCCCATGGCATCTGGGAGCTCATCGAAGACTTGGCGATAGATATGCTGAAGATTCAGCTAGCTACCGTAGCTACGCTCAAGGAGCCTGAGACCTGTGAGTTCTGCGACAGCCCTGACGTATTCCATTGCGGATTGTGCGAGGGTTGCAATTCGGATCAGTATTCAGACGGAGCACGGTGGTAATCATCTCAACTGTTTCCAAAATGGAAAAAACTCAGCTCGCATCCTTCGGGGTGCGGGCTTTTTTTGTGCCAAAAATTTCCTTCGGACGGCAATGCACTACTATGGACAAACTCCGCTCCTAACATTTTATAAAAAAACATTTGACACCCTATTACATATCTGCAATCTCATGCACTGAAGGGGGTGAAAGGGTTTCGATCCTAGATTATCTAGGACACGGGGGTTCAACTCCTCCCACCTCCACCATAACCAACCAACCAATAAAAATATGATACACGAAAAAACACACGGGGTATTCCACCACCCAGAAACAATTGTAATTGCAATTGGAAAAAATAACTGCATCAAAGAGCAATACTTTGGTCATCTATTGCAGGGCGAAAAGTATATTCTTAGGGATGAGCTACGAGAGAAACTTGAACCCGAAGAGATTAAAACTCCCAAGGAGCGAAGCAAGTCTGACATTCTGGACTTTATGATCAATGAAAACATCTCTTGGGATATCATTGGTCATCCATCAGAGGGCGATGCGGTTGTAGAGTTCTACAACGATGCAACGTCATTGATTATCTCATCCTACCCATACGAGGACAGGCGGTCAGTGCTTGAGGGTCTTGAGTTCATCATGGACATGAAGGAGTTATTGGGATAATTACCATGCTTGCATTCGAGGAAGACCACGCTGCAAAGTACGGGCTTAAGGAGGCAATCATCCTGCATAAAGTTATATACTACGTTTTACTAAACGAAAAAGATGGAAGAAACTACCACAAGGGAAAACATTGGACGTTCAACTCCAGAGAGGGTTGGCGTTCAATTTTTCCTTTCTTCTCCGATATGCAGATATGGAGAACCCTTAAGAACCTTGAGAAGCAATCCGTATTGGTTAGCGACTCATTTAATCGAATGGCTTACGACAAAACTCGTTGGTATAGCCTTTCTACTAGCATACTGAATGAAGTGAAGCAGGATAAGAGATGGACAAAAGCCGTTTACAAATCTGTAAAAGCCAGTAACAAAACTGCAACAACCCATAACAAAACTGCAACACCAATACCAGTATACAATAATAATACAATAAATATAGCACCCTTCTAATTATGAGCCATTTCTACAACTGCGACAACGAACCCTTTCTAACGAAAGCTGCAACACCATCACAAGCCAAGAAAATCGGTGCTTATCCATCGGTGACAACTGTCATGGGTATTATCAAGGATCCATTTTTGGATGGCATCTGGTCTCCAGAGCAATACATTAAGCTAGCTAGGGAATTTCCCGATGCTAGTCAGCGAGAGATTGAAACACGTAAGTATGGGATGCGTATTTCTCCCATTGACGGTGAAGAGATAACATCCTCTGAGTTCGGGACAACCGTTCATGGCAGACTGGAGGATCACACGAATGCTATCATAGCTAACAAGAAACCCAAGATGGACTCCGAATGGGATGAGTGGGCTGAACCCTTCATCAAATATATTAACGACGAACGAATCGAACCCGTAGCCAGTGAGTTAATTACTTGGGACGAAGAGATCAAGGTTGCTGGCTCAGTGGACTTCATTGGCAAGCTAACTGATGGTAAGTATTTCATGGCTGACTACAAGTGCCGTGACTGCAAGGGTCGCGGTGGTAAGTTCTACGAGAAGAAGGACTGCACTCAGCTAGCTATCGAGAGTTGGATGCTAGCTAGGATGTGGGACTTAGAGTATCTACCTACGATCATGAGCGTGTGCGTTGACATTAGATCCAAGAAGCATTACCACAAGGAGTGGACTTGGAAGCAAATGCAGAAGGGCATTGAACGCTTCAAGCTAACCTCCGAGTTATATTGGATGGACTTCATGAATGTCTAGTGAAAGCCTATCTAATAAAGTATAGGGAGTTCGGTAAGGACTTTGTTCACGGGACTTGGAAGATAGCTAACTCGGAGGCGAACGCCATCAAGTTTGCTTTTGGCAAAGCCAGAAAAGGCAAAGAAACTACTATGGCGACTAAGCGTAACCTAATCATAACAATAACCGATATAGAAAAACATGAAGTATCTAAAGCATTCCCAATTAGCCCAATACCGAAACGAGAATCTACCAAAGGAGTGTCCAGTGATGAAGACTGGATGCTTTAATCCCTGTGTGGATCACAATCATGTGAGTGGTATGGTTCGCGGAGTTATATCAATGGAGGGCAACACCTTCTTGGGTCGTGTTGAGAATAGCTTTAGACGTTTCGGCACAAGCTCCGAATTGAGCTTATCGGAAGTGCTAAGAAACATTGCGGATTACTTGGATCAAGGTGATACAGATTACCTTCATCCAGTGGGATTAAAGCAATTAGCGTCTAGGTTTAATCGCTTAGTTCTTGAGGATCAGGTGTTTGCATTAAAAATGCTAAAAGCGAAAAAAAGTGAAATAAAAGCTTGCACTAACTCAAAACAGAGAACATCTTTATATCGTAAACTTATTACTAATGGAAAATAAAAACATACTATCAGAAATCCAAACGGAGTTAAAAGCTCCCAAGGGACAACGCAATAACTTTGGCAACTACGCATACCGCAGTGCCGAAGATATTTTAGAGGCTGTAAAGCCTTTACTTAAAAAGCACAATTGTGCGTTAATTCTTAGCGATGATGTCGTAAGCATTGAGGGTCGTGTATATGTAAAATCGATTGCAATGTTATTGAGCGACGGCACAAGAATCGCTGACTCCGTGGGGTTTGCTCGTGAAGCAGAAACAAAAAAAGGTATGGACGAAAGCCAAATTACTGGTAGCTCCTCATCCTATGCTCGAAAATACGCTCTCAATGGACTGCTTTGTATCGACGACTGTAAAGACGCGGATGCTACAAACAAGCACGGAAAAGACTCTCAAGCTACCAGCAAGGCAGCTACAAACAACAACCTAATATAGGGAACTAGAAAAATGGAAAAATACGATAACACAAATCGCGGAGCTATGTTTAAAAACGACCGCAAGAAAACTGAAACCCATCCAGACTTGGGTGGCACAATCGATGTGGGCGGCACTGAATATTACATCAACGCTTGGAAGAAGGAATCCAAGGCGGGTGCTCCGTTCTATTCGCTTTCAGTTAAGCTAAAGGAGCCCAAGGAGGCTGTAGCTAGCGAATCACCCTTTGAATAATCTGCTAGGGGTAGTAGAGGCGTAGTAACTAAGGGGCGGGGTTTTGGTATTCCCCGCCCCTTTTTACAACAACAATTAAATATAAAGAATAATGATTTCATCAGATATATCTACATTACCATCAAGTGGTAAAATGACAAACTTTAATACAGGTGCAGTTAGGGACGCAATGATGGGCAAAGGACTTCCATCCCTAATCCCAACGTGTGCTCTTAAATCCCTAGCTAAACGCTTTGAGGACGGAGCTATTAAATACGGCAGGGATAACTGGCAGAAGGGCATTCCGCTCTCACGATACTGTGATGCCGCAAACCGACACCTATGGGCATTGTGTGATCAAAAGACAGACGAGGATCACTTCGGTGCTGTTCTTTGGAACATCGCTTGCTGGCAGGAAACAAAAAGAAGGATTGACTTGGGACTATTACCAGAGGAACTTAACGACATTTAATATGAAGGATTACATTGATAACTACAGGGAAGCATACGACAGAGAGTTCTCGGAGGACGGTGATAAGGATATCCGCAAGAACTTCTGGAAGATGGCACGCAGGGATATCATACGTGCAAAACGCACTGGGTTAATACAGGAGATCTGTGTTGAGGATTACATACAATCCAACTACAGACCATACTCAAAAATCTCAGAAAAAACTCGCAACATAATTGAAAAGAGTATTGATATTCCAGCGGCACTACTATCAGATCATTTAAAGGTATCCATTTCAGCAATCAGACAAATAAGGAATAAATATAAAAACAAATAGTTATAAAACTAAACCCCAATAAAATACCATGAACGAACTAAACGCAATCGAGGCAGAGGAATCCGTATTAGCAAGCTGCATATCAGAATCAGATGGATCATTATATGATGAGCTATCGGATATTATAACCAAGGATGACTTCTCTAGTGGGAAGAACTCGGCTATATTCAGTAGCATTGGCAGAGTTATTAACAATAATGATGAAGTAAATGAGGTAAACGTAGCTAACCAGCTTCGCAGTAATAATATGCTGGATGATGTGGGTGGTGTTATTCGTATTATGACACTAATGGACTCCCCGTGTACTCCGCTGGCTGGGCGTGCTGCTGCAAAAATTGTTCTAGGTAAGAGCAGGGCTAGGCAATTATCTAGGCACTATAGAATGCAGTTGGAATCCTTGAATGAAAACGTGGACTCCACTGACGTAGCTTCAAAGACTGAGGCAGAAATTCGTAGAATTATGGATTCAAGTAAAGAATCCGACAACACATTGTCCACTGCGGCTTGCGATCTAAAGAAGAGGCTGCATAGCATTAGTGACGGGACTTACGTATCAAAGAAAATATCCACTGGTATACCGCACTTGGATGACAAGCTTGATGAGGGTGGCATTGCACAGGGCGAAGTGTGTGTTATAGCCGCACCAACTTCATGTGGAAAATCCCAGTTGGCTTTGAACTTTGTTCTTAGGAACTCTATATCGAGCAACATACCATCAGCTATCTTTAGTTTTGAGATGCCAGCAGAGCAATTAACCAAGAGGATGACTCAAACCTGCTCCGCCGTTAATCTAAAGAAATATGTAGATAAGACTATTACTCCTCACGAATCCACCCTAGTGGACAACGCTATTGATAAGATTGGTGAGGCTCCAATTTACACTGTTCACCATGTCCGTGGTATCGACGATCTTCGCTCGAAGGCTAGGTCACTCAAAAGAAAACACAACATAAAAATTATCGTGGTGGATTACTTGCAACTAATACCATTCAACCCAAAGATGAGTAAGCATGAGGGCATCTCACAGGCATCACACGGCATTAAGCAGATGGCAATGGAGTTGGACGTAGCCGTAATTCTCTTAGCTCAGATTAACAGGACTGGTGCTATGCGGGATTCTGGGCTAGTTCTTTACGACCTAAAGGACTCTGGGGATATTGAGAATGACGCGGACATAGCTCTACTGATGTGGCCGAAGGGTGGTGACATTGACACTTGTAGAACCATTGATCCAAATGGAGTTAGCTACCTAGAGATGGACTACAACGTAGCCAAGAACCGAGAGGGCGAGCGTGATCTAAAGGGACGCTTCAAGTTTATCAATCACATCGGACGCTTTCAGTAGCGATTACTATGGACATTCCTATGAATAATTCTTTACAACCGCAACTACCACACGATTACTTACTTCACCTTCTTTGAACTTATCAACTCCTCCATCAGTGAGCAACAGCATCCCGTTGGATGCCTTTGTCTCCTTATAAAAAATATGATCCCCAACATTTGCGTAAAGCGTTTTAACTTTTGCGACGGAGTGCGTTAGCCCGTGATCGCATAAAATTTTTACTGCTGGATCGGCTAATGAAATTGATGGAATTAGGGTAGATAGGACGAGTAATAGTATTTTCATCCCTCTATATTAAACCAACAGAGGAACAAAAGATATAGAGTGAATCACGTATAAATCACAACTAAAACACCTATGGTAACAACAACAAGAGAACTAAGCGATATACTTCTTGCAATAAAGGAGGACTTCGCCTACATTAAGAATGAAAACCTTCGACTACAGGAGGAGAACAACCAACTAAAACAGGCAATAGCCGCACTAAATAAGGAACCAACAAACTCACTATGACCGATAAAAAACCAGTTCAAATATTTAAGCCAGACACAGAATCCGTTCTAGTTCGTGGACTCAATGCAATGACTAGATCCTGCGATGTTTTAAGTAAGCAAAACGAGGAACTAAATAAGGACATTGAGGGGCTCAAGAAGAAGATAGCTAGACTACAGGAGCGTGTTCTAGTTGATAGCATAGAGAAGGAATAGCTTGACAAAATCCATGGAATATAAACAATCCATGTTATAATTTAACAATGCCTAGAAACTATAGAAAAGAATACGACAACTACCAAGGTAAGCCCGAACAGCGAAAGCGTAACGATGCCCGAAAGAAGTCCAGACGGAAGATGGTGAAAGCTGTCGGAAAGAGGAAGCTACAAGGAAAGGATATCGATCACAAAGACCGCAACCCCCGCAACACCTCACGTGGAAATCTCCGCATTCAATCAAAAGCAGTAAACCGTTCTAGGAATAAATAGTTTATCGGTAAGCCAAGCGAGCAATCTTTGGCAGGGTGGGTTTTCGTTCTCTCCCTCCTTTATTAAATCCGATGAGAAAACACAACCTCCTCACTTAGCTAATACT